AGATTGGTGCTGAGTGGTGCGCACCATGCAGACTAATGAAAAAGACTACTTGGGAAGATAAAGATCTTAGAGAATTGATGGACAGCAAAAAAATAAAACTCGTCTTTATAAACGAAGAAGATGCAGAAAATAAGAAATATCTTTCTTATTACAAGATTACGAGATATCCAACAATACTGTTGATCAAGTCAAACGTTTTTGATAAAATCATTTCTAAGAAAATAGGGTTTATTGATTCTAAGGGCGTAAAAGAGATGATTGAAGGATTGGGTGTTCAATGAATCAAGAAAATGAAGAGTTAAATGAAATAGCGAGGAAGGTTGCGGCCCATAGATTTTCAGGTGATGAAAATTACAGCATTGATCCATTCTTTATCATTGCTATCGCAGGCTTGATTATAAACATTTCAAGATTTATATATGAATGCAATAGAAGCAAGAACAAGGAAGATTTATTCGATGAAATAAAGAATCCTTCCGTGATGTATAAACTACTATTGCACAGAAATATTAAAAAGAAATGGAAATCTAAAAAAGATCGTGACTCAGTCTACAAATCTATGATAGAAGTTTCTAAGGGTTTATCGGGACAGGAATTAAGTTGCATATTCAATGAAGCGGAGAAAAAACAATGACAGTATTTCAAATGGTTGTGGTTGGTTTAGGGGTCGTTTTAGGAGGCAGTGTTATTTTGGGTGAAATTCCAAAGGATTTTTTCAAAAGGAAGCAGCCATCAAATAAACCAGAGCCATCTATTGAGAAAGATGTTGAGCAAGAAGTTGAGAAAGAGTCGAGTGTAGACAACATATCCACGATCTCAGAGCTAACTCAGATGGTTATTGTGTGGGAAAATTTAATGTCTCAATGCAAGAAAAATAACTTGATGCAAGCTTACAATGAGCTTGAAAAGATTTTTCCTTTGCTTGTGAAGGTTGAACAAACCATAGACGTAAGAGGACATTCAAATGAATAAAAAAATAAAGTTATTATTAGCATCAGCACTCTGCGTGATTGGTATTTTTGGTGAATCAGCATTTGATGCAATCAAAAATATAAGTCCAGCAAAAACTACAGTCAAAGTAGATGAGCCTTCAATAGAATATAAAACTCTGGTGCAGCCAGTGGTTGAAACGAGCTTCAGTTCTGAAGATTCAGATTTATTGTTTTACTTTTACTCAGAGATGGCTGACATAATAAACACAGATAAAGAGTTTATTCAGACGACCGAGCAATTCAGAAAGTTTAATATGTTTGCTGGAGGATTATACTTTAACACAAAGCTAAAAGATAAATATGAAAATCTAGGTGAGGATATTGACAACGTTATTGTTCAGTCAATTGGTAAAGAAAGCGTATCGTTAGATAGCTCTAAACGTGAAAAGCTTGTTCAAACTTTAAACGCTTTATCTTGGGGTGTCAAACAATGATAGATGACATTCTCAAGGCGTTGCTCTCTAGAGTCGGCATAAAAGAAAAAGACATAGACAAAGCAAAAGAGCTTTTGGAAAAAGTTGAATTCACAATAAAAGACGGTAAAAAAGTAATGATAGTTCATATAGGTGAAGGAATTGAGCTTAGTGTTGTTCAAAAAGAAAACTGATAAAACCCCTCCGTAATAATGTATTGCGGGGGGATTTTTTTTAGAAATTGTACAGACAAATCACGCCTATCAGACTATAATAGATTACCCGATTGTGGTCACTATTCAACTATTTAAAACAAGGAAGAAAATGCAAGTTACAAAACGTAATGGAGATAAGGAAAATTTTTCTGTAGAAAAAATTCATAAGGTTCTTGAGTGGGCTACCAAAGACATCAACGGTGTAAGTTTTTCTGAGGTAGAAATGAATGCTAATCTATCTCTTTACGACGGAATGTTAAGCTCAGAGATTCACCAGATTTTAATTAAATCGGCAAATGATTTAATCTCAACGCAAAGTCCAAATTATCAGTATGTTGCGGCTAGACTGCTAAATATGCAACTGAGAAAAGAAGTATGGGGCTGCGGCGACATCCCAACGGACTTTACGCTGTTCCTACAAAGGAACGTAGACAATGGTATCTATCACGATTACCTTTTAAACAAATGGATCGATGATACTAAGCCAAATGATCCGTATCACAAGGTACGTAATCTTGGAATGTACATAAATCACTCTCGTGACGATTTTTTTACATACGCTGGATTACAACAACTGATTGATAAATATCTTGTCAAAAACAGAAGCACCGGTGTTATCTATGAAACACCTCAGTACGCCTATATGTGTATCGCTATGTGCCTGTTTGATTCGTTAGAGGGTGTAAAACGTGCCTACGATTGCTACTCTACGTTCAAGATCAACCTGCCTACTCCTATCATGGCTGGAGTCAGAACCAATACCCGTCAGTTTGCAAGCTGTGTTCTTGTTGACGTGAATGATGATATAGACGGTATTTTTTCTAGCATCCACGCTGTTGGCAAGTATACAGCCAGAAGAGCTGGTATCGGTCTAAATATAGGAAGAATCAGACCGATCAACTCTCCAATCAGAGGAGGAGAAGTTATTCACACTGGCGTCATTCCATTCCTAAAAAACTTCGAATCAGCAGTAAAATCTACAAGTCAAAATGGCCTAAGGGGAGGGTCAGCGACCGCCCATATTCCATTTTGGCACTACGAGATTGAAGATGTCTTGGTTCTTAAAAATAACGCTGGAACTGACGATAACCGTGTGCGAAAATTAGACTACTCAATTCAATTTTGTAAATTATTTTATGATCGTCTGATTGCAAATCAAGATATCACCCTGTTTAGTCCTCATGAAGCAAAAGGATTATACGAAGCTTTTGGTGACAACAAGAAGTTTGAAGAGCTTTATTTAAAGTATGAAAATTCTAGATCTTTAAAGTTTAAGAAGAAGATATCAGCCAGAAAATTGGCAGAAATTTTTGCTCGCGAAAGACTTGAAACTGGTCGAATTTATTCAATGAATATTGACAATGCCAATGAGCATGGATCGTGGAATATACCATGCTATATGTCTAATTTATGCGTAACCGGAGATACATCCGTGATGGTTGACGTGGAAGGGCAATTGTGTACAATCTCTATGGAGGAGGTAGTGCAGCTAGTTGAATATGGCAAGGAAGTTAAAATTCTATCTTCAAAAGATGGTTTAGATAGCTTTGAATTGATATCTGACGCCGCAATGATGAATGAAAGTGCGGAAATTCTGGAGGTTACAGATCTAGAGTCTGGCTTTGTCGTAAAATGTACTCCAGATCATAAAATCTATACCAAAAACCGTGGATACGTAATGGCGAAAGACTTAGAAGAGACGGACGAATTGCAGATAATGGAATGATTTGTGTATTATAGGATAGATAATTTCTATTCCTACATGCGGAGATTGATCATGCTACACTACGTCTACAAAATTACCTTCAAAACGACGCTAAAGACATACATTGGTATGACCAGCAAGAGTCCAACAGAGCGAATACATAAACATTATCTGAACTCCATAGCTGGGATTGATAGTCACTTGTATAGAGCTATCCGATTGTATGGCATTTCTGATTGCCTATTTGAAACACTCTCCAAATGCGAGTCTCAGGAAGAGGCTCTACGATTGGAAAAAGAATTTATTAAAGAAAACGACTCTATCGCAAATGGATACAATGAAAGTCAAGGAGGAGTTGGTGGATGGTGCGTTCCAGATCATAAGCTAAACCAATGGAAGCAGAAGATTTCAAAAAGGTCTAAAGGAAAGAAGAATCCTAATGCCAATGCCATTTCCAACGAAGAAATTCTTGAGTACGCTATGAGTTTTTTTAAGAGCAATGACAACCGTCTGATACGTGCTAGATGGACTGAATACTCGAAAGAAAACGGATTGCCACTAACATATACCAAGTATCGTTTTGGAGGAGGTTATCAAAACTTTTTAGAGTCATTCAAGAAATTTTTATCAAAAAACGGTATTGACCACAATAAAGATTCGTTCGCTCTGACTAAAGATGAAAGATACAACGAAGAAGTCAATTTAAAAATTAGTAACACTATTAAACAGAGAAACGAGAAAAATGCTAAAAATCAATAAGCTTAATAATGTCGAAAAGGTATTTGACGTTACTGTTAAGCATAATCACAACTTTTATGCCAATGGGGTTTTGGTAAGCAATTGCCAAGAAATTATACACCCCACGGTTCCAATCGAATCCATAAGTGATCCAAAAGGTGAAATAGGTATCTGCATTTTATCGGCACTCAACCTGCTAGAGTTGAACAATGAGAAAGATATTGAATTAGCTTGCAGAATCGCCGTACAGACTTTGGATTCTGTGATAGAATATCAAGAGTATCCAATCTTGGCTGGCGAAACTTTCACAAAGAACAGACGTTCTCTTGGTATTGGAATCACTAATTTAGCTGGTTTTCTAGCAAAGAATAAGCTATCTTATAACGATGAAGCTGCATTGAAACTTGTTCATGAAACGATGGAGCAAATACAATGGCATTTGATAAACGCTAGTTGTGAATTAGCTGAATCTCTTGGGCCTTGTCCAAAGTTTAAAGATACGAAATATTCTCAAGGCTTGCTACCAATTGATTGGTATAAGAAAACGGTCGATGAGCTTGTTGAACCTAAATACAATATGGACTGGGAGGGTTTACGTGAAAGAGTCAAGAAACATGGTCTTCGCAATTCTACTTTATCTGCTATTATGCCTTGCGAAAGTAGTTCTGTCATTCAAAACAGCACCAACGGAATAGAACCAGTCAGAAGCTTATTGATCCACAAAAAGGCCAAGAACGGTGTTCTCAAGCAGCTTGTTCCAAACTATCACAGTCGAAAGAATTACTACACAATAGCTTGGGACATAAAAGACAATAAGTCTATTCTTAATATAGCCGCCGTGATTCAAAAGTTTGTTGACATGAGCATGAGCACTAATTTATATTACAATTATTCTCATTATGCAGATGGAAACATTCCTCTCAGCGTGTTGATCAAAGATCAGATTTACGGTTATAAATATGGTCTAAAAAACTTCTATTATGCCAATACTCCGGATGGAGACAAAGAACATAAT